ATGGATAAGAAACAGTTTCAAACTCTGCGTTGGAATGTTGAAGCGGATATTCGTAATCATGTGAGCGATGAATCCTTAGTAATGAGCATCGCAAATGATGTGATGCGAACGGTATTGGCTGAATTTTCAAACCAAGCTATCGCTCGGCAGCGTAGTAAGCGTCAATTTCTAACCTTCAGGCGTAACCCTGAATCCATTGCGCCCAGTTGGGCATATCGTAAGCCCGGCACTGTTCCTGGCTTTCCAACACTTAGATAGGGCTTTAAATGTCTAACGTTATCGTAGTCGAAGTAACTGGCAATCACCGTAGCGGTACTGCCGCAAAATCGGGAAAGCCATACTGCATGTTTGAGGCTTATGCTCACTTGCCAAATATTCCATACCCGCAGAAATGCACTTTTTACGCTGAGACTCCACAACAGGTTCCTCAGCCTGGAAAGTATGAGTGTGATGTTATCGCGCAAGTTCGTGATGACCGCCTTATTTTTGAAGTCGATCCTCGTCAAGGGCGTCGCGTCAGCTCTGGTGCTGCTGTTTCTTCGACAACTCACAAGCCTGCGTAATGTCTGGCACTCTTTTCTGTCCATCTGAAATTTCTACCGATGGCGGTGTGCCGGTTTGTTCTTCTACTTGGGAGGCATTGCCGTATACGCCTCCCTTTGATCCGTCTCAGCTTGATCCAACAGTTTTGGCTCAAGCATTTGGGGCCGGGTTCACTCTAGTCGCCTCTTTTATGGTTATGTCTATGGGAATCCGGGCGTTTTTAAATTTCATCAAGCAATCTTGAGGATTCACCCATGTTCAAAAAGTCCGTTGCTGTTGCTGTTTCCGCTGTTGCTGTTGTTGTCGCTGCTCCGTCCGCCTTCGCCCTTGAAGGTGCTCCTGCCTGGGATTACACCGGCCTGACGTCCTCGATCGACTTCAGCACTATTTCCGTTGGTGTTCTGGCCGTCGCTGGCATCCTCGCTGGTGTTTATGCCGGTATCAAAGGCGCCAAAATCGTGTTGGGCTTCCTGCGCGGTTGATAAACGCTGTTTCGAAAGAAAAGGGCTCTTAATGAGTCCTTTTTTATGGGAGGAGTTATTTATGGACCAGCTTTATATATTCTCATTTTTTGTTATTGGCTCGTCTTGCGCTTATGCCGTTTTTTGGGGCTGGTAATGAAAACATTATTCGCGTTTATTCTTTGCATTTTTTCAGTAAATTCATTTGCTGCTTATTACTACCGTGCCCCTTCCGACACTACAAACTACTCAAGCTCTACTCTTGCCTGCGAAGCTTATTTGAGTGTCTACCAACCGACCATTCAAAAACAATTTACTCGTTGGGCGAACTCCGATGGCACCGATCCGAATACAACCGGTGCTGGATACTGCTATTACCAAAGTAAAAAAACCGATGGCACGCTTGGCACAGAAACTCGTGCTAGTTCTCCTGTGCGTAGGTACGGTGAGGTAACCGCATGTACTGTGACTACTGCTCCTGCGGCTATTGTCAGTCGTGGGGCTTATGGTCCTGTTATCCAGAGCGAGAACGGCGAGAAATATATTATGACTTCGTCTCCGGCGTCGGTATGTTCTGGAACATGCCTTTATGAAAAACCGGATACGAGCAATACCAAGGATTGTTATCTGGTAACTGGTGAAACTCAGACAGGATTTTGTAACTACGCTTTTACTCTTGTCACTGATGAAAATGGTGCTGGTACTCAGTGTTCCATCAGCACGACTGTTGCTTATGAAACTGGTGATCCATTCAACGCTACAGAGCCTGACCCTTGCGTTGCCGACCCTACTGCTGAGGGCTGCTCGGGTGATGGTTCGGGCACTGGTGACGGCGGTACAGGTGATGGTTCGGGCACTGGTGACGGCGGTACAGGTGATGGTTCAGGCACTGGTGACGGCGGTACAGGTGATGGTTCAGGCACTGGTGACGGCGGTACGGGTGATGGTTCGGGCACTGGTGACGGCTCTGGTACTGGGGATGGCGGTACAGGATCGGGTGGTGATGGCGGTACTACTCCTGGTGAATCTGGTTTTACTTCACCTGGTGCTTTAAATCTTCCGGTGGATAGCGCGCAAAGAGAACTCGAATCCAAACAGAAATTTTCTGATTTAAAACAGGAAATTGATAATACTCAGACGTTCCGCTCTCTCAGCACTGCGTTTTCCGGTTCAAACCCTCATGAGTCTGCGGCTTGTCCGGTAGGTTCTGTAAACCTATTTGGTCAGAGCGTTATTTTCGATTCACATTGTGATTTATTCGCAAGTATCAAACCCATATTGTCCGCTGTTTTTCTGGCGTTATGGTCTTTGCTTGCAGTGCGAATCGTCCTTTCTGCGTGAGTAATACAAATGGATATGCTTACTGATTTTGCGGGCTGGCTAAAAAGTATTATTGAACAAATTGTTCAATTTGTTATTGATATGTTGTTCATAGTAATGGGCTGGGTTTGGACCGGTTTTGTCGCGCTGCTGGACACTTTGGGACTTACTGAACAAATCGACAACGCTGGTCACGCTTTTGATGCCATACCTGACGGGGTTTGGTTTTTCATGAATATGTTTGAAATGCACCTTGGACTTGGTCTTGTCATGGCGGCTTATGGAATACGCTTTTTCATTCGTAGACTTCCGGTGGTGGGCTGATGGCTATTCATGCTTATGTCGGTAAACCTGGGCACGGCAAAAGCTACGGTGTTGTTGAGCACGTTGTAATTCCTTCGTTGAAACAAGATAGGCATGTTGTTACCAATATTCCTCTTGCAATTGATGATCTGCTTGCCACCTATGGCGGCAAGGTTACTCAACTGCCAAGTGATTGGTATGAGCTCAATGATCTATCTGAGATCATTCCTCCTGGTTGCGTTGCCATCATCGACGAATGCTGGAGGCGCTGGCCAGCAGGCCAGAACACCAATCATGCAAACTTCATTGATAAGTCACTGCTTGCTGAGCACCGTCATCGTGTCGATGAAAAGAACAACTCTATGCGTGTTGTCCTGGTCACGCAGGACCTTGCACAAATTTCCTCTTGGGTTCGTCTTTTGATTGAGACCACCTATCGTATTAGAAAACTCAGCAAGAAAGCGTTTAAGGTTGACATCTACAACGGCGCTGTTACGGGTGATGCTCCTTCTAAGTCCAAACTTGTCAGGACCACTGCGGGCACTTTCAAGTCTTCTGTGTACTTGTTTTATAAGTCAGCTACTCAATCAAGCTCAGGAGCCGTCGGTGATGAGTCTTCGGCAGATGGGCGTTCAAGTATTCTGCGTTCCTTTGGTTTGTGGGCTGCCTTGGGCTGTTTTGTCGTTTGTATGGTCTTAGGTGTTTATTTTGTCAAAAGGTTTTTTACTACTGATCAACCTGGTGTAAAGCATCCGCCCCCTGTTTCTACGCCAAAGCAACCCCGCGCACCTGCTGAACCTCCAATTTCAACTACATGGCGGCTTGTT